AACAGCTTCTTTTGCTTCCTCTCTTATTCCTAAGTTTAATAAATTATTTGCTAACTGTGGTCCTATCAAAAATTCAGCAGAAAGATATGCCACCTCTTTCTTTGGTTCTCTTTCAGAAAGATAGTGAGACATCATCTGATCTCTAACAGCATAACTTAATGCCATGTACATATCATGGATGTTCGCTGTCTCTGGTCTTTTACCTAATGTGTAGAAAAGTCGTTCAGTAAGACCAGTGTAAAGGTTATTCTTTATCGTCAAGTTTTTTCTTTTTATTTCCTATATTATACTTTGTTTCTAGTATCCAATCCCCTTTGTCTCTATATGCTAACACTTTAATTTGATTTAAGGGTGCGATGTCTTGTATTTTTTGAAGATCTGTTATTGATATTAATCCCCAATCAGCAAGAAGTTGAGCAATTCGATTTCTTCTTTGAACATCATTTATGGTTAAATTAGCACGTTTACCATCAAGAGCAAAGAGCTCTTTAAAATGAACAAGATAGTATTTACCTTGCTTATGTAATATGTGACATGATTGATATATTTTCTTTTCCTTACGGGATGCTACCCCAATTCTTGTGAGAGTTTCTCTAACCTTTAAAAAGTCATCTGGTTCGCTAAGAGTTATCTCAACCATTTGACTAGGTGCCCAATTCACTTCGGGTTCTTGAACCACGCTCATTTTGTTCCTCCAATTTCAAACTTCGATTTTATAAAATTAAGTTGTTGTTTAGTTAGGATTTTTAGAACCTGTAATGCTTTTTCGTTACTATATCCATAATAACGTTTCACATACTCAAGATCTTTGATCTTATCTTTTTTGATCCAAGGAGAGAATCTCTTCTTAGTTCTGAGGATATTTATAAAAAAATCATATTGCATCTTCTTTGGTAAGAAATTATACTTATTCATTTCATTTGCGAATAGCACCGCATCAAGATGACCAGAAAAACAACGATTAACAATATATGGAGGATACTCTTTTTCTATAGAGGGATCTTCATCAATCAAATTTTTCTTAGTATGATTTATAGAATTTAACCAATCTTTTAATTCTGTCACTTTGTTTCCATACTTTTGTTTTTTATAATAATCCTATTATTTTTATAATCAGGAACGAACTCTAAAACATCATCATGATCCCACATCATTTCTTCATATAGTGAGTTAAGGCGATCCATATCTTCCCAAAGATCATTGATATGTTCTTTATCGTAATCTTCCATTAATCTTCCTCCTTGAGTTGATAATTAAATAATAATAATTCCTTTCTTTGCTGTTGATTTGACATATAACTACCAACAGATCTCATAGTATATGTATGATCAAACTCTACCAAATTCCATTTTTTAAAACGTTCCTTAACCAATTGACTACTATTATATGATATTAATTGATGACCTGTATAGTGATCACATTCTGTGGCAAAATCATCATGATTAAATTTTTTATGCATCTCACCTTTCTTACCATATAGATTATCTTTAATATCATATGGTGGATCTAGATATGTAAAAACATTTTTTTGATTTGTAAGCATGTGACAATAATTCATTTTTGTTATAGTCCAGTCACTAATCAATTTGGAATATTCTGATAATTTTTCAATTCCCCTGAGTGAAAAATTACTTTCAGAAGCTTGAGGGGAGAAACTAGAACTTTCAGTAAGACCACTAAAACTGCACTTGTTAATAATATAAAAATCCACAGCACGGTCAAAGGGTGTACTATCAGATGAATCAATGTCATCTTTACATTTTTTAAAAAGTTCTCTTGCTGATTCTGGGTCATTATATTTTAGTTTGTAATCAAGTATTTTTTCTTCTAGTTCAGAACCATAATCTTGAAGTTGACACCAAAAATTAAAAAGTGGTTCATACAAATCATTAACCCAAATATTTAAATGTGGATATCTTTTTGTAATATGTAAGGCAACACTACCCCCACCTAAAAATGGTTCACGAAATTCTTTATACTCATTTAGATCAGGAAGAAACTGATCCATTTTAACACAGGCACGAGACTTGCCACCAGGATATCTTAATGGTGTTTTCAGAGATTTAGTAGACGTAGCCATTTCTTGTTCTAATTTCCTCAAGTTCAATTTGAATCTCAATCATTTCAGTAAGATCCTTTACAGACTCTGACATACCACGATATCCATTTCCAACATAAATTTGACCTGCCATAACTGCAATAGTGGCAGCACCCCAAAAAATGTAATAACGACTTGATTTGACTTGATGTTTTAATTTTGACATGTTTTTCATTTAAATTCACACTCCACCATAATTTCAGTTAGACATGCTAGTAGATTAATTTCTTGATCTGCTACGAAGGCAATTTGATAAGAATAACGAGCAATAATGAGCACAGCAGAAGGAATGCTAGAGTTTTTAAGGGTGCTATAAAGAGCATCGTAGATACGACGCATAAGTACACTAGGATCATTGTCCAAGTTATCGACAGTCCACTTGCGTACTGCCGAAAAGTTTTTTTCTTTGAGGTTTTTTGTAAGTTCATCGATTGATACATCTGAAAAGGTTGCTAGAATTCCACTGTCAATTTTACCGCTGACCGAATATCTTTGACACTCATTTAAAACTCTTCTCCAATCTGGAAAATGTTTATTAATTAATTCAGCAATAACTTTTTTGTCACTTTCAATTTTTTCTTCTTCTAAGATATAATTTAATCTAGAGAAGAATTGGGCAGCAATAGTCGGCTTGTCTCTTTTATTAATAGAAAAGTCAACAACTGAGCAACGAGAGTGGAGTGGCTCAATAATTTTGTTCTTATAGTTACAGGTGAAAATGAATCTGCAGTTGCCAGAGAACTCCTCAATAGACGCTCTGAGAAGGAGCTGTACATCGGAAGTGGTATTGTCTGCTTCATCAATGATGATGACTTTATGTTTCGACTCGCTTGTAAGAGAGACGGTAGATGCGAAGTTCTTTGCGTTGTTCCGAACAGTGTCGAGAAAACGTCCTTCATCCGATCCATTAATGACATAAAAATCTGCCCCTAATTCTTTACATAGTGCTTTTGCTACTGTAGTCTTGCCAATACCTGGCGGACCTGACAGTAACATATTTGGTATTTCTCCTCTACCAACAAAATCTTGAAAAGTTTGTTTGATAGACTTTGGTAGTATACACTCATCAATTGTAGTGGGTCTGTATTTTTCAACCCATATAAAATCACTCATTATTTAAAACCTTTTGCTTTTGGTTTTGGTTTATCAATTACCTCAATAACTGGTGGATTAAACCCTCGTCTATTCCACCAATACTCTTGGACTTCATCCCAAGATTCTACCACAAAAGATTTGTCTTGGCAAACTATTTTGTAATGATGACGATCATATGGTTTATCACATGTTTGTCCAAACCAAAGTGGATCATCTTTATCAATCAATTTCGTCATTCTTGTGACCTCCATTGTTTTCTCATACTAACATAAGTATCGTTCTTAGCAACAATATCTCTAACTTTTTTAAATATAGTAGCAGACTTAGCAAAATCACAAGTAGCATGATCTGGTTCTTGGGGTCTTACCTTTCCTTCATCGTCATATTTCTTGCCTGTGCGATGATTAGCATAGCGTCTTGAACGAGTAAAACCCATCTCTAAAAACTTACGACACATATCCATACCGATGAAATCTTTTTCATCTCGGTAATCTAGATACATGCCGAAGATATGATTAGAAGACTCTACTGCAATCTCTGGTGTCTTAAATCTCCAATGAGCACAGATATCGTCAGTATAAGGGCGAACCAGTAGAACTCCTTGCTCTCCCCTTCCAATACGATAAAGTTTACGATTTTCCTTAATTGTAAAATCAAGGTTTTTATAATCGAGTTCATAATCAAATTCCTTCATAACCAATCAGATCTATCACATCCCCATCTTTTAACTTCCATTGAATGAAAACGGGTCTGCATGTATTCTATCACAGATTTGTAATCTGTATTTGAGTTGCATGAGAATAAATCGCATCTAGCAATACCATCCTCTGGCCAAGTGTGTATACTCATGTGACTCTCTGCAAGAAGAGCATAACCAGTAACACCATGTGGTTGAAACTTGTGAGTGTCAACCTTTAATAATTCTAGTTTAGCAATCTTTGTTGCTTCTATCAAGGTCTCTTTAACATATTCTTCATCATCTAATGAAGAAGTTATAAGACATTGTTTTAAATCAAATAGTACGTGCTTCATAACCAATCTGGTTTTCTGGATGGGTCACGTAAATAATTAGATGCAACCCAAGGTTTGCTCGATATATAACGTTTGTAAGCAGTAAAAGTGTCAATGCTTGTGTCATATTTAAACTCGTCTGGTCCTGCGAATGCGAAAGATTTAGGATCATGATCTTGTGGTGGAAATATTTTGACAGCGTGTTCTATAGTAGATTGACAACTATGTCTTTTATTATATCTATGAGTGTACTCATAACATAATGCGAGACCATGAATTATCAACCATGTCCAATTATCTTGTGCCCAGATGGTACAGGGATGACCTCTGAATGCACCTTTAGAAGTTTTATATGGTGTGCCATCTAACTTAGGTAAAGTACCAAAGCCATGACCCCATTCTTTAGATGCTACAATAGCAAGCATCTGACAAGTTTCAAGTGGCATCTTTACAATATGTTTATCTGGTAAACATTGTGCCGATGTAACTGGACTTGAATCAGTTACGAATATGTTCATAATGTGGTTTTGTATAATGATCATTCCAGTGTCTAATGTTTCCTGCAATGATAAAACAATTGGTAATCACGAGTTGTAAGAAGATAAATGATCTGATAACACAGATAATATCATCATACTTTTTGGTAGTTTCATCTTGGAATGAACCAAGAGCATACTTCCATACCTTCCATATCTTAGCATAAAATTTCATTCTTGACTAGCATTTTGGAAATAATCAGAACATGAACACACTAAATTACGATCTCCATATACATTATCAATTCTAGACACTGCTGGCCAAAATTTATTTTTTTGATTCATAGGATATGCTGCTTGTTCTCTTCCATATTCATATTCCCAAACGTTTGATGATATCATTCTTGAAGTGTGAGGAGCATTCTTTAATATTTGTTTATCAGTAATAACTTCTCTTCTAATCATTCCCATTGCATCTACAAATCTTTTTAATTCATCCAGTGATTCACTTTCAGTTGGTT